GCCACATTGGCTTCGCTCGTGGATGCATTAGACGCGCTTGTTGCTGCCGCACCTTCTGATGCCGCCGACGCCCCTGCTGAGTTTGCTGCGTTTGTCTCGCTTGCAGACGCCTCTACGGCTGATGCTGCTGCGTTTGCCTCGCTTGTTTGGGCAGCAGAAGCTGATGCCTCCGAAATACCCCCAGCAGCAACCGCAGCATCCTTAGCAGTAATCGCTTGGGAAAGCTGTGCTGTCTGAGCCGTTTCGGCCCATGCCTTAGTGACAGCGTCAAGGTCATCTACAGGTGGACCCATAAGGGAAACCCTGCGGAAGCCCGCGCTGTATGCTCCGGTGTCTGTGATAGCCAAGGAGCCAGAGGCTTTATCATCAGCTTCTGCTGCAATATGGATGGCCTGCAACGCAGAGATGTTGAGGTCTTTTGCGACGAGGACAGAGCCATCGACGAAGTCAACGATGCGCCCTTTATCTGTGACACGTTGGATGATGATCACTGCGTCAACAGCAGGTGCTTCGTCGAGGGTCACCTGATAGGTGCCCGTGAATGTGAACCCGACCTCAACAGCGTCAACGAGAACCTTCACGAAGTCCTTACTGATGTAGTCAAATTCAAATGTGTAGATGGTTTGTGTCCCATCACTGACATAAGTCTTCTGTGTTTGTGCCATTAAAGGCCTCCGTTTCTGGCCGCCCCCAATCAAGGGAGCAGCCGTTTAGGTCTAGTATGTGGGTTATTGTGAGTATTCTGGGAGCGTCCCGGTCACTGCCGAGATCACGTTCCGAACACCGAACATGTTCTGCATCATGAACACCTTCGCCGCAGCTTGGGCGTCCTTCTCAGAGAACTGGTAGTCACCCCGCATTGAGGCAGCGATGCCACCTGTTGCACGGAATGCACCGTCGATCAGATCGGCTGAAGGGTTCCCCATAAGGGCACCTACAGGACCACCCCCGCCACGCAGTCCAGAGGAACGGAAGTCGAAGATAGGTTCGAGACCGATGGCCTCACGTCCTGTGTCGAATGCCAAAGGAAGGACAGACGAGAACGCCGCACGTTGGAATGCAGCCTCAGCGATGGACTGAGTATTCAGGCGACGCGAGAGAAACTCTTCACGGTCGTCTCGACCAATGGAGTTTACCTGCTGCTGTGCCGCGTAGAAGATGCCACCGAAGAACATAGACGTAGCGAACGCCGAGAAGGTTTCCCAATCGCGGTTGTGAAGGCCTGCGAGGGTCTGCTTGACGTAGGCTGCCATCATGAACGAGCGGAACTGGCCAATAGTCTTGCCAAGCTCATAGCTCATGAAGTCAGGCATGTTGCCGATGTCGTTCTCTTGGACGGACTTCTTAGCCCACCTATCGACGCCGTTAACGAAAGCGTTCTTGGCATCCAGATCATCCCACTTGTCGATGTTGATGCGTTGGACTTTCTTACCCAGCATGCCCTCGCTCTGATCGACATGCTTACGCAACTGCGCTTGGATGCGAGGTTGCATCTCATCTGTGATGCCCATGCCCCGCATGCGGTTGACGTTGATGCCTCTACGGCCTGTCGCGTCATCCATGAACCGTTGCACGATCACGCGGGAGTTCATCCGTTGCAGGACCATGTTGACGTGTCCCATGCCGGAGCCGATTACGGTGACCCGTTTGGCCCGTTGGAGGACGTGGTCAGTCTTCTGAAGGCCAGAGGCTGCCTCAACAGCACCGCTCTCATCAAACATCGCAGACATGTTCATCCGCTCAAGGTCTGTACCGAAGCCCCAGATCGTCTCTGCTTCGTTCAGGAAGTCATCAGAGAGCTTGCCTGTCTTGGCGTTGGCGAAGATTTTCTTGAGGGCTGGCATGTTCTGGACGAGGACACGAAGGCCTCCGTTACCAATGATGTTTCCCACCTCAGCCAACTGAGCGACACCAAGCTGACCACCAATGCGTGAGAAGTTGTAATCTCTCAGCATCCGCTGTGCGGTACGGAAGTTAGAAGCACCCTCGATTGGGATGCCATGGACCAGCTTGTAGGAGTTTTCGAGTACCTTCATCTCCTTGTTGAACTTGGCCGTAGACATGCCCTTCTCTTGGGCTTCCTTGGCGATGTAGCTCTTCACTGTTTCGAAGGACGGAGCATGCACTGGCATGTTGCCCTCAGCATCCCTTACGCGGAAGTCTTTCATGAACTCTTCCATATGACCCGCTGCGGTTACTGAGCGGACATACTGGCCCATCAGCATCTCAGCATCGTCTTCGAGGAAGTCCTCAATACCCACTTCACGCTGTGTGCCATTCTTGTTGACCATCTTTGTGGAGAATGTCTCATCAAGATCGAGACGCCACTTGGCTGAACCAATGCGGCCTCGGTCACCGCTGTCACCGTCGAAGCGTATCTTATCGGTGATGCGCGTGATGTCCTCAGAGGCCATACCAGCGTCGTCGAGCATCATCTTCAAGGTGTCCATATCCTGGCCTGCGAGAGCGCGGTTAACATCGAACTGCCCGAAGCGCCGAGAACGGATACTCTTGACGTATGCTTCACCCATCTTGAGGGCATCTTCATAGTCGATCTCATCCACTGCGTTGGCTCTGCCAGGGTTCTTGTTGCGCCATTTGCGGTTGGCCCGTTGGATGCTCTCTGCGACCATGCGGTTGATGTTGCCTGAGCCGAACTCTTCGACCAGATCATCAAGACGGTCGATGCGATGGCGACGAACCATGTAGTTGTGGTTTGCCTTCACTTCATCGAAGCCACGAATGCCTTGCTGTTTACCGAACTCCAAGAGATCAGCGAACTCTTTCTTCATCTGACCAGCTACAGCAGAGACGTGTTTGTTAGACACAGCGTCAATCTCACGGCGAACCGCTTGGGATACCTGACGGTTGAACTGAGAGCGTTCATTCACACCATGCTGCCAGAATAAGCTCTTGCCTTCATCCTTCAACCAATCCCGATATGAGGCATTGTATTGACGGTAGAAGCGACCCAACCGGACACGCTCTTCACGGGCAACCTTCTCGGAGACAGAGAAACGGTTTGCCGAACGATCAGCGTTACCAACACCATCCTCGACCAGACCACCACCAAGACGACGCATGATGTCACTCTCGGAACTCTTGAGGATAGCAGAGCGGTCGATGCGGGCACCAGCCAGAGCGGCGGTTGGAGCGCCTGCGCTATCTACAGCAACCTGTTCGGCAGCCGAGAGTTGCACTTCTTGGGGCACCCTAGCGGCACCTACAGAACCATCTGCAGTTCCGCCTACGAAGCGAGGCACAGGGGAGCCATCTACGAAGTCCCGTTGAAGGGCTGCAGCGATTGCCTTGTCCTCTGGGGTCTTGCCCCGAAGGCCACCAATGGTGCCGCCGAGAACGAAGCCTGCAGCAGCCGAGATCGCGATGTCTTCCCAGCCCATGGTTTGGTCCTGAGATGCGAGATACCCGTCGATACCAGCGTTGACTGCACCAGCAGCCGTACCAGCACGAAGAGCGCGACCCATGCGACCAACCTTTGCACCGTAGATGAACGGAGCAGCCACACCCTCAGTTGCTGCCGAAGCGAGAAGTGCGACAGGGTCGAGGATAGCGGCACCCAGACGGAGACCTGTACCACCCCAACCTAAGCCAGCGAGGTCTTGGTCAATCTGTTGCTCGCTGTGTAACTGCTGGGATAACGCCTGAAGGTGTGCCTCTGATGTCGCGTACTCTAGACCTCTATGGTAGATTGGATCGAGACCATCAGTCGCTTCCCCCCAGTTATCTTTTGTCAGACGGAAGCTACTGTTGGGTGTGAACTCTTCGCGGCCCATCTGACGGGCGACGTTCAGGCCAATCCACTCTTCGTTGGCTGCCATCTTCGCGCCATCCCACCATGAAGGTGTTGCAGCCTCAGCAGCCTCAGCGATAGCACGGTCGTCTCCTTGTGAGCGGAATGAAGCGATAGGCGTGTTGGCCACGTTCTCTTGGGCTTGCTCCGAGAAGTTCTCCATAGGGGTGAGATCGCTCAGCGCGAGGTCGAATTGTGAAGGTGCGGCACTAGCGCCCCCTGCCCCGCCGCCCGCGCTTGGCGTGAACTCGTAAGTCCCACCGTTGCGAGAGGCGTTCAGGGCTTCGAGGACGTTCGATGCGGACACTGTTGAGGCGTTTAGGCCATCGCCTGCATAGAAGCTCTGACCCTGCGCCGCGCGTCCGCGCTCATCCCGCACTGATGCTGGCAAGGCTGCCCACTCTTGGCTTAGGTTCTGTTGGAACTGCTGATCGGTGATGTTACCGGAAACCCAGTCGTTGTATCCCCGCCGAGCCAAGAGGTGTGTACCCATTTTGTCTTGGAGTTCTGGATTGAATACTTCGTCACCTGTGAGGCCAAGCTCTTCGACGACACTGTTGAAAGTTCTGCTGACCATTTGGTAGCCGCCTGCAGCCACGCTGTCGGAGCCTGCACCAATACTCTGGCGCTGCCATTCCTGCACTTCCCGCACAGTCATCTGTGTCATCGGCTTAGGTGGTGAGATTTTTGAGTATGTCGAATAATCGTCATAACCCTTTGAGGTTTCCGCTGAACGGATGAGGCCCAAGATTGCATTAGGGGAGGTTGTCACGGTTTCCATGTGAATGTCCTAGATTTGAATGGGGGTGGGATGCCCCCGTAGGGACACCCTTAGTTGTTGAGCGGGTTTGCGAGACCCATCTGTTCGAATAGTGCGTCGGCTTCTGGTGACTGCATCTGGTCCCGAAGCTCCGTCTTCTCTTCAACCATGATCTCTGTCTCACGCTCATCGAGTGCGCGGTTGACTGAGAAGTGCCGTTGGGCACCCATTATGGAGGTAGGAAGGCCAGCCTCGCGGCGTTCGCTACGTGACATTTGCTGCCACTCTTGGAAGCCAGCTACAGTCTGCTCGACCACAGCTTTCTCTTCACCACGGTTCTTGATCACCTCTTGGGCTGCCTCTAAGGCAAGCTGCGCGGCAATCTCTTGGGCACGCTGATAGGTACGCTCGATCTCAGACGTATGGATGATGTTGTCGGCACCCATGATCTGGACAGGCATCGCCACGTTACCCTTGTAGGCAATGGCCCAGTTGTTGGAACCATCATGTGTAGGGATAAGCGTCAGATCATCAGCATCCTCTCCATGTAACTCTGCGAACTCGTCGAGAGCCATCACAGAGCTTTCCTCGAAGTGAGATGGAAGGTGGATGTTACGGGTGTTGACAGACACGCCGTTGATGGTCGTGTGGCTGTTGTCGTAGTCTTCGATTGCAGCTTCCACGGCCTGCTTCTTAGGCACACCATGAGAGATGTAGAACTTGGCAAGAGCCTCAGTCTGTCCGAGGGCTGCTGCGCCGTTCGCCAGATCGTCACCGAACATGCCGGGTTGGATGCTGTTGGACAGTGCTTCAAACTCTTGGCGACCGAAACTGTTGGCCGCTGCAGAACCTGCTGCCGTTGCTGGCTTAGATGCCCGCATCAGAGCATCCTCAGGAGACACGCCCATCTGCTCAAGCATGAACGCTGTAGACCACACGTTCTCCGCATCGGTGTTGTTGATGTGACGAGAGCGAAGCTGTGGGGTCTCACCCAGCGCCTTGTAGGTCGCATACGCACTCATGGCTGTCTCAGGGATTGTTGTCTCCCCGTTCTCGCCTGTGGATGCAGCCTCAGTCAGAGTAAGGAAGCCATCCGACATGAGGTTCTCCCATACCGGATAAGTCACGTCCACGCCGTAGCTCGAAAGCTGTTCAGCCATGACACCGGGGGGCGTCTCGCGGCTTGCAAGTTCGTTCATGCTACCGACGACAGCGTCTTCGATCATCTTCTCGCGTGTGGCTGTGCGCTCTTTGCCTGAGGCATCAACGTAGGTGTAGTCCTGAATGGCGTACCCTTGTCCCGACATAACAGCCTGCAAAGCGGAGACCCGAAGGCTGTCTAGTTGGGCTGCGTTATTGGCCGTGATCGTGGCAGACACACGGGCATCTGAGTTGGCCTTAAAGAGCCGCTCGTATTCCCCGATGGTGATCTGCTCGTTGTCACGAAGCTGTGCTGCAGTTTCCAGATCAAGCTGACCTGCTGCCGCCTGCTGTTGAAGACCCACAACTGTTGCTGTGTTCTCTTCACGAGCCGCAGCGCCTGCAACTGAACGTGCCTCTGCCAGATGCATTGCTGCCTCTTCGGCATACTTAGGGCGCGTCATGTAGGAACCGACAACGGTGCCATCTGGGCCGACGATCTCGGTGTTCAGTAGCTGCTCAAGAGCATCCACATTTCCCTCTGAGGCCAACCGTGAGGCCATCCCAAAGATGTTTGTATCCATCTCTGCGAAGGTCATCCCGAAGGCACCCTGATGTTCCCCTTTGAGTGCGTTCAGGGCAGCATTAAGATCGCCACCCTCAGCAGCCGCAGTGGTGACCGCGTCGTAGGCCAAGGTACCGAAGTTCTCACCAACACGTTCACGGGTCCAAGTGGATTTCCATTCCGCATGTTGGTCGCGCAGTTGACCAAGGGTGCCGCCCATCGTGTTCCGGTAACCAGACATGATGAACTCAGAGCCACCGAACTTGTCGAGGTCTTGACCAGCGAACTCAGCGATGAACTCGTCGAGGTTGCCGTTATGCTTGTCGAACTCGTTGTTGTAGGCTTCCACCAATTCACGGCGGCGGTTGCCTGCGTACACTGTGCCGAACTGCTTCTCGAACGCGGCTTGATACCACGGGCTTTCAGTGTCCCTCAGGGTGCCGTTCTGGACAGCCGCTTGGGCATCGTCGAAGGTCATCCCTTGGATTTCGTCGTAGGCTCGGTTCTCTTCATTCTCTTGGTACACCTGATGGAACTCTTCGGCATAGCCTTTGAGTGTCGGGGCGATGGACAAGAGAGACTGCGCGAGGGCACCAGCACGGGATGCCTTGGGGGTGTATGTAGGTGCTGCGTCACGAGATGGACGAGCGACAGTACGAACAAGCTCAGGCTGGCCGAGATTGGTATTCGCTTGAGGGCGTTGTGCCATGTTGGGGTTCCTTTATGAGCCTGTCTGGCCGCGTATCTTCCACTGGTCCTTGTAGGCACCCATGACGCCTGTCCCTGCTTCGAGGGTGGCACCGAGGAGAGACGGATGATTAGGTTGAGGGCGGGTGTTGATTGTGTTTTGGAAGCCGCGTTGGACGGAGTTGCGTTCCTGTTGGATTTGCTCACCAGTGTTCTCTAGGTTCTGGTTCACGCTGTCCCGTATGCTGGCTTCTTGGCCGAAGATGTCACCAAGCAGGCTGTCTACGGAGAGACCAGAGACGCCGCCTGCTGTTGCGGCAACCTTCGCAGAGGCACCAGCCTTCGCTGCATCAATCTGGTTTTGGTTGATCTTCTGAGAAGCACCTGCAGTTTCCTGCGCTGACATCCGTGTCAGGCTGTCTTGGTCTTCAATCATATACTGACGGGCGCGTTCATTCGCCGCTTTGTTGGCGTTCTCTACGCCTTTAGCATTCGCTTCCTGCGCTTTGAAAGAGACAGCGGTGGTAGCAACTGAGAGGCCAGCAGAGATCGCAGCGCCGTAAGAACTGACGGCGGTGAACGCGGCTTTCATCGCAGCCATTGTGACTGGGTCGCTCATTTCATAATCCTTAAAAATTCGATATGGTCCTGTCCGTTCAGATCGTGGTGTTGAATGAACGTGAAGCCTATCTTCTTGAGCCATTTGATTTGGGTTGTGTTTCGGGCGTCCTTGAAGTTGGCGAGGACGGAGTAATCTTCGGCGCACCATTGGAGCAAACCTTCGATCTCTCTTACATGGAACCGCCAACGGGGCACCGCTGCGTTAGACGCGAGGCACCACACGAGGCCGACCATAGGGTTATCTGTGGGGGTGGAACCCATGACAGCGACAGGGCCTTGATCTGTATCCCATGTCTTCATCTTTGCTTTCATGGAGAGCAAGGTTTTCTCCATCCAGGTAGGTTCATATTCACCTACTTCTCTGAGATCATCTTCACGCATGTCCTCCCAAACACGACTGAGGTCGCCTTGGGTGTAGGGCCGGAGCTTGTTCCAGCCGTGCTTGGGAGTTGTCATTAGATTTTCCTTGCTCTTGCAGTGTAGGAGGCTTCCCATTCGGCAGCCGTAAAGCTGGCTGGGAGTGGGCTGTCACAGACGATCTCGATCTCTGCGTCCACGTTGCGGCACATGACCGGAATACGGACACGTCCAGTGGCCAAGGATAGCTGACCAATGGTGCCACTCTCGACACCAAGTCTGCGGCCTGAGAAGACCCGCTCTGCTTTATCCCTGCCCCTCGGTTGAGAGGTGATGCGGAAGAAACCAGCACGAGCATATTCAATGGACACGTAACGGAGTTGCAAACGACCTGAGCCATCTGCGGATACCCCGCCACCCGGTTCCGGTGAGCGCATGAAGAAAGTAGAGAAGCGATAGCGGGCTGTGTACTTGGTTCCGAACAACAGGGATGCTGCTGTCCAGTCACCCCGTAGGGTCACAGTGTTAGCTGTCGGGTGATCGTGATTAACGATTGTACCCTCAGCATAGACAGGGTCGCCCCCTCGGACCACCACAACGGTTTCCTCAGGTGTCCCGTAAGGGAGTGTGAAGGTTGTGTTTGTTCCGTCGAAGACAGAGGTGCATTCTTCATCAGTCACCCCTCGGTCGATGCGGAAGGATACAGAAGAGTTCTTATCCACACTACCGCTTTCGAGGCTGATAACCTCAATGAAGGTTTGACCCCCACGAGCCACGACGAGATAGAGTTGGCTCTCGATGAAGGCCACGCTGAGGATGTTATCCCCTGCCGCGAACTCCCACTTGGACCACGCCGATTGGAGCTTCCCTTCGTTGTTGAAGAAGAAGCGGTAGACCCACATCGCGTTGATCTGATCATCTGCCAAACAAACCAGTGTGTCCTCTGCAGAAGAGGCAGCAAGCTGTGTCATGCCACGGGGCAGATAACGGGGAACGTGAGAGGCCACGTCGAGAGCATCGTTCTGTTCATTGCCTTCTTGGACAAAGTATTCACGAAGCCCTGAGAAACCCCCACGAGGAACTGGGAAGTACACGAACGAACCAACCCCGACAGGACGCACGTTGGTCAAGCTTTCGAAGGATGTTGCTTGAGCCACAGCGGCTGTTGACGAGGTCAAGATCGCGCCACCCTCGAAGACAAACTGAGACTGGTCAGAGAACAACAGAAGGGTCCGGTTGAAGGGCACCGCGAAGTTCAAGATAGAGACCCGGTCAGAGGTAACCGCGATGTCAATCGGGTCCGTGTCCAAGAGCGTTGTCGCTGTGGAGCGATAGAAGTCGAAGTATTCACCGTCTTGCGAGAGGATGACGTTCTCATCTGCCACAAAGCCGAGTCGGTTCTGGAAGAAGAATACATCCCTGATCGCGCGGGTGGCGAACGAAGGGTGAGGTATTTTAGCCAGATCGCCTACTTCGCGGTTAGACCATGAGGGGCGCTTGAAGGTGAACGTGCCATCGGCTTCACGGATGAGCGTGTGGGGTAAGGTGGTTGCGTCCAGCTTGAACGTCTCGCCGCCTTTGATGTCCTCTTTCCAGACACCGACACCGCCAGCACCCTCAGTCACGTAGCGGACGAAGTAGTTATCAAAGCTAGAGGATTGGTCTCCAACGATTTCTACCTCGAAGCCTTCGACGCCAGCCTTTGGTAGATCACTGAAACGCTGAACTTGGGCCTGAATGGCGTCGATGTTGATACCACCAGAACCATCCTCGACCCGCACAGAGTATGCTGTGGCATCGGCGCGTTTAATGACAACCAAGTCGCCCTTCTTCTCGAAGGTAAAACCAGCACCACCCCACGCAACGAGATCGTTGTACAGTTGTCCTGCAATGTTGTTGGTATCAATGTCATCGGTATGGGCTGCGTCTGAGCCATCAGGCGTCTTGAAGTTGGCCCGTTCAACATCGTCGATGAAGACCCGATAAGTCTTACCGTAGTTGCCCCCTCGCACGTAGATCAGGGCATCGTTCGGACGCGCTTGCACCACCTCAGGGTCAACCTGGACGACTTGCTTGCGGTTCAAGATGAAGGTGTAGTCAGCGACGGACGTAGCGCGGTAGTCAGCCTCTCCACCATTGGCGAGATAACCCCAGCCCTCAGGTGCATTGACCGTGCGCTCGATACCTGTCTCCGCTTCAAACACCCGAAGTGTCCCTGCACGGATAACCAGAATGTAGCGTTCAGTTGTGTCCCGGTTGATCGTGTGGATGAATGCATCAGACCAGTCAGCATCATCCAGTAAAGCGAGATGTCGCGTAGGTGGTCGCACAGTCAGACCGTCAGAAACGGATGATAGAAAGTTCACCTGATCTTCGGCCTGCGAAGCGAGGCGCAAAGTGGGCGGCTGCTGGGAGATACCGTTGATCAGGTTTGGAATGGATGATGTCATCAACATTGGGTCACCTATCGAGTGTTATGGATTTGGCGAACGCTGTTGCTGTCGAAGAGGTAGTTCTTCTTCTTGATGCGCGTGTTGGCCTTGCGGTGTGCCCACATGGCTGTACGTTCATCTTCGGCAGTGATTGCATTCAGTGTGTCAGAAGCAACGGCCCGACGCTGGAACCGACGTGCAGCGCGAAGTGCAACATATTGACGAGTGACCTCAGGGAGTTCCTCGAAGGAAAGACCCCAGATTACTTGGCATTCAACCTGATCGGTGCCCTGAAAGGTGTAGCTGAAAGTCGTCGTGTCATAGATGCGGTTACCACGTACAGTGAGCGTTCGGTCGTTCGGGACGACACTCAGAGCGTTGGGCGGGATGGTTGCTTCGAAGGGCGCGAAGCCCTCAGGAATGATTGGGTAATTCTCGTCTGTGTTGAAGGTGTACCCCTCAACAAGCACCTCACGGGTAACCTCTTTGAGGGACGAGATGGCGGTAATGGCGTCCACCACACCAACGTCTTCAAGGGTGTTGATAGGGGCTTCGCCTACGGTGGCCAACATGGAGTTGACTGCATTGAGTTCTGTGGTGGTTTCCATTGGAGTTTCCTAAAAGAGCGAAAAAAACCCCCGCCAAGAAATTAATCTCAGAGGGGGTTCAATTAGTTTAGAAGCGGGCCAATTCGATGGCACCTTCTGGGCGCAGAATGCCGTGACCAACAGCGTACTTGGACATGACCTGTGTGCCGATGCGGCGTGGGTCGTAATCCATACGAGTGGACAGGTCCATCAGCTGCACAGTGCCGATTGCGGACTTGTGCATGATCAGACCAGCAGTCTTCGAGAAATCACCAACGTAGCTATCACGGGAGCCAGCGGCCAAAGTGTCAGCAACGACGTCCGTGTCTGGAAGGTTGTTCGTCTTCACGATCTCGATACCAGCAACTTCGAAGATTTTGCCTTTAGCGAAGTCACCGTTGGACGCAGAGAAGTCACGGTTGATGACTTTGTTGGACTGCACCAGAGTGTAATACTCAGCAGGCGGCAGATACGCTACGCGGTCAGCTTCTGGGATGTTCTTCTCATCCATCACCTGTGCAGCAGCGAAGAACGATGCGGCCAGTTTGTCAGGGTCGGTGAAGTCATCAGCAACGACTTCGGTGATCACAGAACCTGCAGGGCTTTCACCAGCAATATTCGCAACAGTTGTACGGGCGGCAAGAATACCAACCTGCAGGGCATGCTTGTCCCAAGTCTGGGCAAGAACACGACCAACTTCTGTCGAGTAGTGACCGCGAACGTCGTAGTGGTTCTTGGCTTCGTCGATCTCAGCGATGAACACAGGAGAGATCAACAGGTCGTCGATTGTGATGACCTTCTCGTTGTGCTTGATAGTGCCACCGAGGACTTCGTTG